ATGTACATCCCAGAACAATGGGAGGTACTAATATTACTTCAAACTGCGTTCCCGCTTGTAAGTCGTGTAATCAAAGCAAAGGAAGTCAACACTGGATAGAGTGGTTTCGGGATAACTTCCCACCAGACCCTTTCAGAGAAAACCGAATACTACAATGGATTCAATAAATGAATTTCTGAGTCCATCCAGATTAAAACTACACCGATTCCGTGAAATCGCCCGAAAGGTGCCTAAAGCATTCAGATGGGCGATTGTCTGGATACTACTAGAAATAGAACCCAAGTATATAGCTTGGAAAGCTAAATCAGCTATAGATCTAGCTGTAAGGCAGTATAGAAACTCTATGCCAACAATTAAAATTAAAAGTTTTTACAAAGAAGAACCCAGTGAGGTACTGGGATTAGACCAAATTAGCATCACAACTAAATATGAAGATTTTTCTTGATTCCGCAAATGTCGAAGACATACGGACACATATTTTGACAGGCATCGTAGAAGGTGTCACAACAAACCCAACTCTTATCCGCAAGAGTGGAGATGACCCTGAGAAAGTTTATGAAAGTTTAAAGGGTATGGGTATCCGAGACATCAGTATGGAAGTCGTGGGTACCGAGCTGAACATGATCTATGAAGGTAAAAGGTTGCACCAAAAGTTTGGTAATGTAGCAACTATTAAAGTACCTTGTACTAGAGAAGGTTTACAGGCGTGTAAAGTCCTTAGAGAACAAGGCATATCCGTTAATGTAACATTAGTTTTCAGTGCAGCACAAGCATTACTTGCCACTAAAGCTAAAGCAACTTATATATCACCTTTTGTCGGAAGACTAGATGATAATTCATTTGATGGAGTTCAGTTAATCAAAGACTGCACACACGTATGTATGTGTACAGATACTAGAGTCTTAGCTGCATCTATCAGAGATGTAAAAAGTGTAATGCAAGTTCATAACGCTGGAGCAGATATAGCGACTATACCTCCAAGTGTTCTTGAAAAAATGTATAACCATGTACTCACTGATCAGGGGATAAAACAATTTGAAGAAGACTACAAAACCTACCATAGAGACCCAGCTTAAAACCGACTTTAGGTTCTTTTTAACAGCTGTATGGACACACTTGGCATTGCCGCCACCAACTAGAGCACAACTTTGTATAGCAGAGTATTTACAACATGGACCCAAAAGACTACAAATCCAAGCATTTCGTGGTGTTGGTAAATCTTGGATTACTGCTGCATTTGTTCTTTGGACGTTATTTAATAATGTTAATAAAAAGATCATGGTTGTATCGGCTTCTAAGGATAGAGCCGACTCATTCTCAATATTTTGTCAAAGATTAATATTAGAAGTACCCTGGATGGCCCATTTAAGACCCAAGAATGATGATCAGAGATGGTCTCGTGTGTCTTTTGATGTAGGTCCAGCGGCACCTCACCAAGCACCGTCTGTTAAATCCGTTGGTATCACTGGTCAGTTGACTGGTAGCCGTGCGGATTTGATGGTATTAGATGACGTTGAGGTACCAAATAACTCAATGACCGAGCTGCAACGTGAAAAACTCTTACAACTGGTCACTGAATGTGAATCTATACTTACCCCTAAAAAGGATTCAAGGATTATGTTCCTTGGAACTCCTCAGACTACGTTCACTGTATATAACAAACTACGTGAACGTTCTTATAAGCCGTTTGTATGGCCCGCTAGGTATCCCCGAAAGGTGGCTATGTATGACGGGCTTCTTGCCCCACAGTTAGAAAATGACCTTGAGAGTGATAAAGAACTTACGTGGAAGCCTACCGACACGAGATTCCTTGAGGGAGATCTGCTGGAACGTGAATCTAGTATGGGTCGGAGTAACTTTATGTTGCAGTTTATGCTCGACACTTCTCTATCTGATGCGGAGAAGTTTCCTCTCAAATTTGCCGATCTCATCGTGCATCCAGTCAACCCCACCCACGGACCCGAAAACATAATATGGTGCTCTGATCCAGACAACGTATTAAAAGATTTACCGTGTGTAGGACTCCCAGGAGACTACTTTTATAAACCAATGCAGGTTCAAGGAGATTATAGTGAATACTCCGAGACAATATGTTCTGTAGACCCCTCTGGTAGGGGTACAGACGAGACTGTAGCGTGCTATTTAAGTCAGTTGAATGGTTTTATATATCTGCATGAAATCAAAGCCTTTACAGACGGATATACAGACGACACATTATTGGAGATCTTACGAGGTTGTCGTAAATATAATGCGTCTACCCTTCTTATTGAGAGTAACTTTGGTGACGGTATTGTTGCTGAACTCTTTAAAAAACATTGTCAAAACACTAAAACACTAATCAACATAGAGGAGACTAGAGCTAATGTCAGGAAAGAAGACCGTATCATTGATAGTCTTGAGCCTATCTTTAATCAGCATAGGCTGGTTGTTGACCCCAAGGTTATTAAATGGGATTATGAATCGGGTGCTGAGAGGCCAACTGAATCTCGATTCCAATATATGCTTGGATACCAAATCTCCCGCATGTGCAGGGAAAAAGGGGCCGTTAGACATGACGACAGAGTTGATGCCCTCGCCCAAGGGGTTAAGTGGTACACCGATGCCTTTGCCCTCTCCGCCCAGTCAGTAATAGCTCAAAGAAAAGCTGATGAATGGGCTGCTCACCTAGAAGCTTGGATAGAAGACCCTCAACAAGAAGCTAATGCTTTAGTCTTAGGGATGTCAGCTTCACAACGTAAAAAGTCTGGTAAAAAGTCAATAGCGACCTGGATTTAATTTAACCACTCAGTAATACACGGGAAGTGGTGCTCCCGTGTGTGGAAACAGCGGTCAAATTGATAGGAGGGGAGACAACATATCTCCCCTCTTCCTATCGTGTATAGGCGAAGCCACGATTTATTATTAATGAAAAAATTATTATTAATTCTACTACTATTAAGGATAATAGGACCAGTAGGATTTGCCACCTATCTATACCTACAGCACGATGATAAAGAGACAAGAGATTATTCAAGCCTTATCAAGACCGTTTGACGCAGAAGCACAAGGCTTAGATTCTTCAAAATACTTTGGGCTAGCTGTATGGCATGATGGCCCAACACTAAAAGAAAGTTGGATTACAATTAGTACAGAATTTGATGGAGAAGGTTCTGGTACTTTCAAAGATGGTAAATGGACACCTGTCTTCGATCTCTCTGGTGAAACCCAGATAGATATATTCTCTCCAAAAGGAACAGGTAAAGGCGAGATAGCCGATATTAATAAGCTTAAAAAGAAATTTAAAGAGCTTACTAAAATTCTACCCCCTGGTGAATATCAGTTAAATGCTGACCACCCTACTAAAGGTAGACTCTATAAAAGAGAGTTCCTTAAAGAACCTTGGTTCAGTATGAGTGGTCAAACCTCAAGAGGTGTTAATTTATCTGATGAAGAGAAAACTAAACTAAAGAAAAAAGGGATACCATTGGAATATGAAACAATGGTTATGAATGTCCCTGAAGATGCTGCCCGTATAGGTACTGGAAAAACTAGATCAGGACTTCACCTTGGTTCAATACCCGATGAGGTAGTAAATGAGGAGTTTAAACGGTATATACAAGCAGGTTACAATAAAGATAGTAAAAGAATTGAAGACAATTCCTTCGTACATAATGGTAAACGCTACGGGTTTGAAGATGCTGGTAGTAATAAACGAGCTTTAATGCACGATGGGATTGGATATAAAATATACAGATCAGGTGATAAGCAAGCTAATGAAGCTGCTCGTAAGCTTAGAATATTAAAGCAAACACCTGACATGGATTTACATGAATGGTTGAGAATTAGAGATATCTATCGTCAAGCAGCTGACTTAGGTTTTGAAGTAGATCATATCCAACCTATTGATTTAGGTGGATTACATCATCCAGATAATCTACAGATCTTAACTAAAAATGCTAATACTAGAAAAGGTATCTCTTATTCTCCTAGTGGATCTAACTTTGGCGATGAAGCAATACCTTTCCAACCTAAGTTAGGTCATAGTGTTCAGGATTATAAATGGGCTAAAAATAAAGCTACTAAATCAGTCCTGAAAAATATTGATGGCTTTGCTCAATATGGTAACAAAGCTGACGCATTTGCTCATTTGGGCTTCTCTGCTGCATCTGGTGATGTATTTGGTACAGCAGCAGCGGTACCTGGAGCTGTATTGTCCACCAGAGTGGGCCAGAAGGGGCTGTATCGAGCCTTAAGTAGCTTTGGGAACAAACGCCTTAAAGCACTCGTACCTGGCCTAGGAATCGCAGGAAATACAGCTGATGTAATTCGTTATACCTCGCAAGGTAGAGGGATTCAAGCTGGAGTCGCTGGATTAGCTGGAGTATTAGATGAAATGCAAAACCCATTATCTGAATTAGGAGCTACTATTCTTCAATTTGGTAACACTACAGCTGATTATTTACAAGGTGATTATAAAACTCTTCATGATTCTGGAGATCTAAATGGTAAAACAGCAGCTAATATAGACGCTGATATGTCATGGAGAGGCATGTCTAAAACTTTACGCAATTTCTAATGAACGCACCAAGACAAATTAAACAACGCTACTACTATATCTTCTGGTCTATCGCAACTTTAGCAGTTGTGGCGGGCCAGATTTATGTAGCTAGCTCTTACAAACAACTAGCGGAGGCTTTAAGATTATCGTTGCTCTAAAGACTGAGAAGTTGTTGAAGATATATATGAAGGCTCAGAGAGCTAAAACTAGAAAGAAAGCACTAAAGGTACTCACGAAGTTCAGAAAGTTGTCTCTAATCAACGACCACTGAATTTTGGCATAATTTTCTGAAGGCAATATAACGCCTCCGTCAAAGAAAAAACCCCCTTGGGGGGTGCCTTTTGTGTTCATATCGACACAGGATGATAGCGGGCACCCCAGGAGGTAGCAAATGATACACGTGGCCACCTTTCGGGGTCAATATGGGGTATTTGTCAGGATTTCCACACATCTGTTGACATGTTTCCGATTTAATGCTTATAATGGAGACAAGTCAGACAAGGACTAGGAAACCGACCTAATAACCTTCTGATTAGATCTATCTATATAAGATACGATCCAATTACAACTGATTGTTAAGCGGATTTGACAGTTAAACAAAAATCCTCTATATTTAAATCAATCGGGAGCCACACCGATTCCAAATAATTGATCATGGCTTACAACAAACTCAAGAGTCTTAATTGACTAGCGTGTTGGTAGCACGTGTCACCAGAGGGACATTGACTGACCTGGGATTGAGTGGATGAACGTAGTATCTCTGCCGTTACTGCGTTATGTGTGAATATGTTCATGTGCTAATGTGCATAGACAGTGACTAGGCCAGTATTGGCCGCACACGTCACACATCAGATGCAAGCTCTGACATTAGCCTTAGTATATTATTACTACTTATGAATGATTTAGTTATCGAGAACATTTATGAGGAACTCATGGATGAATTGAAACAATGTGGAACACTGCCTATGTATAATGAGCAGATGATCCATGAAGAAGTGATGACTCGCTTCTATGGTCAACCATCCCAACTTGAGTTCTATTTATGAATGATCTTAAACCCTATTTCAACGGCTGTGTTATGCTTAATGCAGCCGCTGCCAAGGACGAGGCAGTCATGGCTATGTTAGAGGATCAACACTCTAAAGGCTGGCCTGTTGCTTCTGGCTTTGGTACTCGCTATACTTGGCGAGAACTAGCTGGGTATTCATCAAGGGTTCAACTCCCTTGAGCTAGTATTGACTCTCAATGAGAGAGTCTTTAAATAAACATGAACAAATTCAAACAATCTCGATTCAAGTTATTCCCTTCTATGAAGTGGAGGACTAGCGAGTGGGTGAAGTACATCTTACCTGATGTTAAGAATGGTACATGCTTACTAGAGACTAAGGACGGTAGCTTGTATGAATATGCTAACGTGTCAAGGCGTGCTATGGTTAACCTAAGAATGAATCCAAATATGTCATTTGGTTTCTGGGCTAATCAAAATCTAGTACACTCTGAACGGGCTATTCAATTATGATGCTGCCACTTGCTCTATTGCCTATCATTCTAACCTACTTAATCATCGAGAACGTATGAACTATTCCATGAAGAACACCAAGCAAGAGCTACTCAATGCACTTGCTACCAGTGATGCGGCTGAACTTAAGGAGCAACGCACTGCCCTAGTGTGGATACTCTTTGTTGTTACATCAATTGGGTTTATGTTCTAAGGTGTTGGAGTACCGAGGGTTCGATTCCCTCGGCACCTATTGCCACTCGCTGAGAGTGGTCAACTTAAACAAGTGAGCTATTCACAACTAAGTAAAGGTTCTCGTGCAATTGTTGCAAAGTTTGAACTTGCGACCTCTCAAGAAGTACAGTTAGGATGTGAGTGGTACTCATCCGCTTTCCATACCTGCGCAAGGATGGGTAAGATGTATGATGTACCTATCTCAACATGTGCAGCTGTTATCGCTGCGCTATCACCTAACAACAGATGGGAGAGAAACATTAAGGATGCTGAGGATATCATCAAAGCTTTTAAACATGGTGATGATGATGACGTTATGGCTGTTAAGTGTTGTACTTACACCATGAATAAACTCAAGGCTCTTAATATTCTTAAGTCAACAAGTATTGATCATGAAACAATTCTTAAAGGACCAAAGACAATTGAGTTCTATCATTGTATTATGTTAGAAGATGATGTATGTATTGATGGTCATGCTTATTCTATCTGGTTTGACAAACGTTTAACCATGAAGCAAGTACCTAACATCGGTAAGAAGTTACGTGCTACTATTAAGCAGGATTATAAAGATGCAACAACATTCATCAATGAGGAGATGGATGCTCAATATCTACCCTCAACTATCCAGGCTGTAACCTGGGTCACACACAAGCGTATCTATGGGGTATAATATCCCATGGGTACGCCCATTAACCACCATCATCGAGCATGAGCATGAGCATTAACGCAGACTTCAACGCCTATCATAAGGCAAACCCAAGTGTGTATCAAAAGCTACGCACTCTAGCACTACGCCTTAAGCGTGTAGGTGCAAGTACCTATGGTATGAAAGCTTTGTTCGAGATACTTCGTTATAACGCTCTATTGCAGAGTGATAAGAAGTTCAAGCTCTCTAACAATTACACAGCCTACTATGCTAGGATGTTAATGAAGAATGAGCCAAGACTGGCAGGTTTCTTCCAACTTCGTACCCTTAGATCATCATGACCACATTCATTGTATGGGTATGTATAGTAACACTGCTATACATATTCCTCAAGAACATCCACCAAAACTATTAACATGTCACACAACGGACAACCAGAGTATTACACTCTCACATCTATATGTCAGTTCGATGGATCACCTACCCAATTAGGTATCTTTGAGAATATGGCAGCTGTAACAGCAAGGCTTCAGTCATGTTATACTTCATGTGGTGATGAGTACCGTATTGAGTGCTTCCATCTAGCCACTGAAGAGGCAGAGACAGAGCGTTGGCTTGACCTCAAGAGACAGAGGGCAGAGGCCAAGGCTAAGAATGTATGTATTGATGGTCATGTTTATTCTCCTGATCCTGTAGAAATCAAGGCTGATGAGAACATGGATTATGAAGATGGAGGTACGATGGACGGATGATGCAACTTACATTAAATGTGCCTATCCGAATAGATGAACTGCCCATTAAAGAACAGATGATTATTGTTGATTTCATTAATCACTATGCTTCAGTTGATGAAGAAGAACGTGCTAAACTATTAAGGAAACTAAAAGTATGAATGTACCTAATTGGCAACACCACTCTAAAAAACAATCTAAGTGGACAGTTAAGCCACATGCTATACGTTCACACAAGGCCGCACTAAAAGCACTCATTAGAAAACTAAATGTTTACAAAGCGTGAGTTAATGCCTATACTCTGGACACTACTGTTCATCATGGGTGTAGGTACAGTTACATGTTCAATCATGTATTCACAACGTTATCAACCAATTAACAAATCACTTAGTATATAATTATGAAAAGAAAGCGTAAGAGTAAGTTCAAAGAACTCAACTCATGGCAAGCAACAGACCAGCTCACACCAGTATCTATTGTTGATGGGCTAGAAGCATCAGTGAATTGGGAACTACCACCAGCCTATGTATGTATAGTGAGAGCTTTGCATCCTGATGGTACTCTTACCGAGCGTGCTTATAAACAAGGCAAAGCCGCTAAGAAATTCATGATGAAGACTATTGCTGAGGGTGGTGACTTCACTCTACTAACTGACCAAGTATTACAAGACACCTACGAAATTACCTATTATGGTACCGATTAATGCAATGGATCTAGCAGAGCTTCTTGAATGTGAAGGTTATGCAGTAGATCCTGATACGGGTGAGGTATATACTGAACCCAATGGCAAGCGTACACTCCTTGTTATACTTGCCGCCCTGAATAAGTTATATGTAGCCCATGATGCAGAGTTTCAATTAGGATTCTATATTCCACATTGGAAATGCTACGACATGGATGGCTATTGTGACTTACATCCAAATGAACAACAATGCAAATGCTATGATGTTTGAACTATCTCAAGAGGACATTGAGACCCTCGACCAACACGAATACTCTCTATTTTTAGCTTATGGCGACACCTTCACAGATCAAACAACAGTACCAGCTGGAGAAGGAAGCTATCAGCTGTGGGAAGATGAAGCTACACGACTCATTGAAGAGACTGGAGGAGAAATCCTACGCCTCGGCAAGTGTGTACGGAGTCAGCTCAATAGCTACGGCCCTTCCTTTAGTGATCAAAGAGATCGAATCGACCAAGAAAAAGCTTCGTAAAGGTAATTCAGGTAGGTACTATCTACCTATCGCTGAACATCTTGATGAGCTTGAATCATTAGCCATTGCCACCATCATAATGAAGGTGACCTTTGACCTAGTGTTCTCTACTAAACGTGACCAAGACTATCTCTCTAATATAGTATCCTCTATAGGAGGAGCACTAGAGAATGAGAGTACCCTGGCCTTATGAAATACATAGAGGATAAGTATTTCCATGAGTCATGTGGCACCGCACAGAGGGTTAGCATAGCTAGCCAGATGTTTGGTAAGCGTGACATCCGTTGGCCCGCATGGGGTCTCAAGACTAAGATACAAATAGGTACCTGGGGCTTGACCTGTGCTATCAATGCAACGGGGTGGTTTACTAAAGACTATGTAAAGAATAGGAAGAGATTAATCCTTAAGATTATTCCAACTGATTCATTCGCAGAGATTCGTAACCAACTCATAAAGACAGCTGAGTTATTCAGTGGTATGCCCTGGCCTATGCTAGTCGAACCCAACGACTGGACTAATGAAAGACTAGGCGGCTACTTAATTAATGAGCTGATGAAAGGGTACGATTTGACTAGGCGTGGTAACCCCTCAGTAATACATGGGGAACTTCCTATTAGCTTTTTAAACAAGCTACAAAAGGTAAGGTACCGTGTCAACACCCACGTACTGGACGTGGCACACCATTTCTCTAATAAAGGTGAGAGTATAGGTAAATTTATACCTATTATTAGTACCTTTAAACCTTCTACACCACCTGATATAGATACTAATCCTATAGCACATAAGAAGTGGAAGAGAGAGATGGCTGAAGCTTACAACCAAGACAGGTTAAACTTTAAAAGATCCGTTAGAACACGGACACAACTAGAGGCGGCTGATAAATTTAGGGGTAAAGATTATTATCTTTGCTGGTCTTTCGATTATAGAGGAAGAGCCTACCCTATACCAGCATATTTATCGCCTCAAGATACTGACTTTGGAAAGTCACTGATAAGATTTGCTGATGAATCACCGATGACTTTAGAGGCAGAGGAATGGTTGTCTTTTCAAGTAGCTACTACTTATGGAAAAGATAAAGATACCTTTGACGATAGACATCAATGGGTTCAAGAGAATCTTGTCTTAATTACTAGGGTCGCTCAAGATCCTATTGGAAACTTGTCTGATTGGGAAGGTGTTGAGGAGCCGTGGCAATTTATGGCTGCATGTCATGAATACTACCACTGCTGTATTAAATGTGATAAACATTATACAGGTCTTATGGTAGCAGTAGACGCTACATGTAGTGGTCTACAGATACTAGCAGGATTAGCTAAAGATCAGTCAACAGCTGAGTTAGTTAATGTATGTCCTGCTGATAAACCACAAGATGCTTACAAAGCTGTGGCCAATGAATCTAAGAAGTATTTACCTAAACGTATGCACTCTTGGATGACACGGAAGACAACCAAAAGAACCGTGATGACCATACCCTATAATGCAACCAAAGATAGCTCACGGAAATATATCCGAGAAGCACTGCGGGAACAGGGGTTTGAGCCAACAACGGAAGAACTTACAGAGGTTGTCAATGCTGTGTATAAAAGTATGGATGCTATAGTACCTGGGCCAATGCACGTTATGCGTTGGATAAAGACACATGTTGGAAACTATATTCGTAATGGTGCTGCTTATGTTGAATGGACTACTCCATCAGGATTTGTAGTAAACCAAGTACGAAACAAGAAGGACGTAGAAAGAATGGAGCTACAGTTATTAGGTCGCACTCAACTGAGTGTTGGTGTTGGTGAGGGTAAACCTTGTCCAGCTAAACACCGATCTAGTACAGCACCAAATCTTATACATTCTTTAGATGCTTCCATATTGCACTGTTCTTTTCAACAGTTCGATGAACCATTCACAGTCATCCATGACTCGGTGCTTGCTAGAGCAGGAGACATGGGAACACTCAATAGACTTGTGCGAGAAACCTACCACAGGATATTCACGCAAGCCTGTTGGCTTACCAGATTTGGCGAAGCCATCCAAGCCTCAGAACCACCACCAATTGTCGGGACACTAGACCCTGACGTAGTAAACAATTCACCTTATTTTTTCTGTTAATGCACCATTCATTATTCGATTCTTTCTTTGCACCACCAACCATAGTTGTAGTCTCTGAAGAGAGGCTGCAAGCTGCTGAAAGGCAAGCAAAAGAAAGACAACTCAAGGCAGTAGAGACACGTATTGCTGAACTGTCTGAGTACAAACAAACCCTATCAAAAGAGATCGCTGCACTACCATCTGCCAAATGACCACACACGTAACCAATGAACCCGTATTGCTTGAAGGTTTTCAGGCAGTCCTCAAGCCAGGAGACTGGGGCTATAAGCTATCAGCCCTCTTGGATCAAAGTATTGTCGAACAACTTGAGACCGAACGTGAATCTGCCCTTGAATGGGCTAGAGGCAAGGCTAAGAACCCTAAGAGGGTCACAGTCAAGCCTGAGCCTTGGGAGGAACTGGAGAACCGTCCAGGTACCTATCAGGTACGATTCAGTTGGAAGGATGGCGACAAATACTTCCCTGTTGTCGTTGACACAGAAGGAACAGCCATCACTGACAAAGACACCCCTGTTTACAGTGGTAGCAAAGTCAAGCTAGCTTTCTTCCAGAAACCATATGTCCTACCTACTGGTGACATAGGTACCTCATTAAAACTTAAAGCTATCCAAGTCGTTAGTCTTAACACTGGAGCTGGCGTTGTTGATGACGGTGACATGTCAGCAGAAGCTGCGACAGAACTCTTTGGAACCTCGAAAGGATTCAAAGTAGCTGAACCCAACGTAAGCGATGGGACACCATGTTCTGAGCAGGTTGACGAGGACTTCTAATGAGGAGCAACCTTGAAAGACAGGTTGCTGAATTACTAGATCAATTAAAAGTTGATTGGGCGTATGAATCTAATTGGTACCCTTATGTTATAGAACATAAATATATCCCTGACTTTAAGGTTGGGGATGTGTACCTAGAATGTAAGGGTTACTTCAAGCCAGCTGACAGGAGAAAAATGTTAGCTGTCAAACGTACTAATCCTAATTTAGATATTCGCTTTATATTTCAAGCACCTCATAATAAAATATCAAAACGATCAAAGACCACTTACTCCATGTGGGCCGAGAAACACGGCTTCCCATGGTGTGCCTATTATGCAATCCCAACAAGCTGGATCACATGAAACTTCAGAGTTCTGTTATCACATTCCATGCCCTGTATGTGGCTCGTCCGATGCTAATAGCGTCTACGATGACGGACATACTTATTGCTTCGTATGTCATAGTAGGACAGATGGAGAAAACATACCACCATCATCAACCCGCACCACCGCTAGTAAAGTTATGATGAAAGGACACCCCGTTTATCTAAAGAAGCGGGGTTTAACCGAGGAAGTGTGCCGTAAGTTCCGTATTCATAAGGATGGAGATGTATTACGTTTCCATTACTTTGATAAATC